CCAGGGACACAAGGATTTTCAGTCCCATAATTATATTTTTGAATAATTATGTGTTGTTTGAATTTTTATATGAAAATCAATGTTTTAAGCTTCCAAATGTGGCGATTTTATTTTGTTTATTTTTATCTATTTTTGTTTGTTTTTGTATTTTTGTGTCGAAATTGTGTGTTGAAATAATAATTATCCTATCAAATGAACTATTCAAAAGACGGAATAACAGTTGCGCCCATAATAGATACGAGTCATCCGAAAAAGAACGGAAAGTGCCCCGTAAAAATTCGTGTAACCTATCGCCGGGATCGTCGCTATTATCCGACGGGCAAAGACCTTACCTTGGATGAGTGGGAAGGTCTGACTACAACGAAGGTTCGCGCCCTTGTGGCCGTTCGTAAAGATATAGAAAGCAGTTACCAAATTGTTCGTGGGGTTGTTGAGGAATTGGCACGCGACGGTATTTTTTCATTCGATAGCCTCAACAAGCGATTGAAACGTTCGGGGGTTGATACTCTTAACCGTGCATTTGCGGCTAAAATAGCGGAATTAAAAGAGCAGGATCGTATCGGGTCAATGCTGGTTTATAATGTTGTTATACAGGGATTGGAGCGGTTTGCCGGGGATCGTATTGCTCTTGAATCTATAACGGTGGATTGGGTAAGACGTTATGAGCGCTTTCTACTCGGAGAAGGTAAGAGCCGTACAACGATCGGAATACACATGCGCCATTTACGAGCCATATTGAACGATGCTTGTCGATGCGATGCGATTAAACCCGCGCAATACCCGTTCGGCCGAGGGAAATATGAAATACAGGCCGGTGAGGGCCGTAAATTGGCTTTAACGCTGGAGCAGATCGGGCAGATCGCCCGCTATGAGGATGGGAACGAAGCAACGGCCAAATACCGGGATTATTGGCTGTTCCTCTACTTGTGTAACGGGATCAACGTCGCCGATTTCGTGAAATTGCGGTATCGTGATATTGTGGACGGTGAAATCTGTTTCGTGCGTCAAAAGACCGAGCGCACGACTAAGACCCGTAAGGAAATCCGGGTCGCGGTAGTTCCCCAGATGCAAGCTATTATCGACCGCTGGGGTAATACTCCAGCACCGAATAACTTTATTTTCCCAATTCTCGACGGGTCGGAGGATGCGGTGCAGAGCCACGCTAAAACAATAGCCGCTACCGGGTTAATCAATAAACGGATGCGGATGATCGGGGAGCAGCTCGAAATTGGGAACATATCGACCTATACGGCGCGTCATTCGTTCGCTACGGTGTTGAAGCGTGCCGGGGCGAATATCGCCTACATATCGGAAAGCCTCGGCCACCAAGATCTGAAGACGACGGAAAACTACCTTGCCAGCTTCGAGCGAGAGGAACGAGAGAAAAATGCTGCATTACTGACGAATTTTTAATACGATTATTTGCATAATGCGCCGCAGTGCAGTACCTTTGTCATATCGTGTTATTTTAGTTGGAATGATCGGCGGGGCACATCTTATTTCCGTCGGTCATTCCGTTTTTACTGCATTTCTCCTCTTGGATGTGGTGAATAGCAACAACCTCACGCCTAACCGACGCACTATTTCGCCGGACAAAGGGTGTTTCATTTTGGAACAGTGCTTACAGTGACGGAGAGAATGTCCGCCAAATGGACGATGAAACCTGGTGTTAATAGATTTTGCCTTTCCTGTTTCACCTTGCGAACGATGCTATTCTTGCTTTTGTAGTTTATAGGCGTGCACGATGCCTCATACTTTGCCTCAACTCCTTATGCAACACCTTGCAACTTATTCCCTACGTACTGCGCTTTTGCCAAGAGTTATACGGCATCGCGATTGATGAACAGCGAATCATTGAAGTGTTTTTTGTTTTCCCCTATGAAATACGGCAAATTCTTCGCCTTTTCGATTCTTTCGGTGTTGTCCTCGACCCATCGTTTGAAGTTGTCGGGCACATCCTTGACCTCATTCAGCGGTTCCTCCCAAAAATCCCTATCCGTGCCCTCGTTGGCTATAATTGGCACTGCATAGCACTTGCAGTTCGGGTGCCACCCGATGAATTTGAAAGATTTCGGATATTTTCCCTCCATTGCGTCACATATTTCCAGCGGCGCACGCCCTTTTTTGAAGCGCGGATACCAGAACTTTGCCAGCCACTGTACGTGCGATTTTGATGTTTTTACCTCATATCCGACAATAAAATCAAGTTGTTGCCAGCGGATACTGTCGGCTTCACGATAAGCGCTGTTTATTTCGGTGCGAGCCATACGCATAGCATTCTGATAAGATGACCGGTAAACGCCTTGCCCAGGGTGATAAGCCTGCGCCACTTTCGACAGGGTAAGATTGCCGAACGCATTTCGGACACGTCGAAATAGTTTGTCCGGCTCATTCAGATAGACGCGTACATCACGGCTTATATCGGCAGCGCTTCGGCCTTCGCTGATACCTATAGATAAGGATAATTCTATGTGCCGTTCGAACTGCTTGGCGATACTCCAAACTCTTTCGGATAAATTATGCCCGTAAGTTGTTCTACGTTGAAATGCCTCAAGTGCACCGAGATTGTGAAGCATCCATCCTTTTTTCGGATTGTCGAATAGTTGTTTTACCCATGAATCGTTCTTGTCGTTGGCAAAAAACCATTCCGAAGTGATCCCCGCTGTAATTATAGTGGACAACTTATTTCGGAATGAAGATAACGAGGCATCGGCTTGTTTACTACGGCTTTTGTTTGATGAGAAGGCGAACAATCGCCCCGTATTGGGTTGATATTTATATCCCATTCCCAGTCGAATCAATTCATCCGAGGCCACATCATACAAAGCCTCTATCTGTCGTAGATATTCTTCGACATGCGTTTTGTGCTGTTGCTCCCATTGGGCGGCTTTCAAATTCAATCCGGGCATCGTTTCGAATTAGAATGTTGGCTCTATAATATTGTTCATAGATGCCTCTGCCTTCGCTTGCTTTATTCGCTCGATTTCAGCGGTAACATCATCGGCCGTTCCCATTAGTTCAACGCCCTTTTCCAGCGACATAACGCCATCCTGCACAGCACGGCCTATAGCCGCCCAACGTGCGGTGACATCTTCATTGAACGGTTCGGCAAATTCGTGTTCTATTTTGAGCGCAGCCAAATCAGGACGCAAATGAATATGGGTTACATTCATCATAATAGCGAGAATAAGATTTTTCTCCCTATCTACGGCTATGTCGTATATCTCTTTATTATTTTCGCGCTTGATATATCCCAGTACCATCGCGCGTTTGATCGCTTCGCCCGACAAAGTTCCCAGCCCAGCCATTTTCTCGGGTGTAAACTCGGGCGTGAAAGTGTCGAACAAGATGGACTGCGCGAGGTCTTCCTTTTCCCGTTGCTGCGTCTCGGAAGAGGTCGGTGGATTGATGTACTCGAATTTTGAATCCGCTCCGGTCATCCGAATCATTTTCCCGGGCTTGTCGGCTCGACCTTTCAAAAAATCTACGACATCGCCCGTTGCTGCGGCGATAGGGTCTGCGAAATAGTTATTTGTGTCGGATATTTTGCTGTCTATATCCTCCTCGCGGTCTATGCGGGGGTTGAGGCCTCCCCACGCTTTATCCTGTCGGTAGTAGATAACATTGATTTTTCCGGTTGGATTGGGAGTTGCAATAACCTCCCAATTAAGAGATCCTCGTTTGCATCGGTAGATCGTATCAGGTGTTTGAATATCGAAATGCTCGATAGTTGATGTCCCCTCTTTAAGGTAGTACCCATACCCGAATGCAATGAGGTTCTCGTATAGGTCGAATAATGGACGTAGGGTGTATCCTTTCGACTTGCAAATTACCACAACTTTTACCTGCGGTTGGAAATTCTCGTCCCGATAGATGTGGTAGAGCTTGGCACATTCAGTTTCTGCTCCCGCAATGCGTTTTGCTTTACGCATGGAAACGTTGAATCGTGTATCTTGCAAAAATTGATTATATGCTTCGAAAGCCTCGTCCGAACCTTCGTTGTTCACCTTCTTCCATCGTATCGGATTCCCGAGCAGAAAGAATAGTTCCACCTCATTGATGTACTTCTGTCGTGCACGAGGCAACTTCTCGGTACGATAAGGCTCCTGGCCTTTCCGCATCTTATCGGCCTTTCGCATAATACGGTGGAGTTCGGGGTTATATTCCTGAATCGCCTGCAAAACCTCCGTATCGCGATTCTGCATAAGTGTTTGAGCCTGTGTAATGTCTTTGTCCTTGATAAGCGTAAGCAGATCACGTTCTGCACCGGTTGCATTCAGATATTTATTGCGTATCGCATTGAGTAGGTTGTCTATAAATCCCATATCCGTACTTTTTACCAAATTCCTAAATCCTCTTTGTCTAAATCTTCTTCATTGTTGAAATACCCCCGCTTTTCGATTACTCCGGTCAGGGCATCTTCGGCGTCGTCATGGCTGTTGAACTCCTGCTGCTTACGGTATGATTTGACATGCGAGGCGAACTCCGGCCATTTGTGCTCCCATCCGGTCGGAAAATAAATAAGGTTTTGCACTTCATTCGATCGCGTGAAAATACGCACCCTTTTGTTGGCGGTCTGCGTAAATGGGTTGAACGATGTAAAGTTGTTACCGATTATTCGGCACTGCGCCTCAACATTGCGCCCGAAAGACCTGCCGCCATTGTTGCTCTCGACGTAGCAGATCTCCGTCTTGTTTCGGGACAGCATCTCGGCTGTTGCCGGCTCGGTATATTCCATCGGTTTCTGTGTATATAAAATGTCCGTCACGAAATTGCCGATGGGAGTTTCCGTATAGCAAATAGAACACAGATAGTCACTGCCGGTATCAGCGGTATCCGTGTAGTTCTTTCGCTTCATAGATGCTGCATATGGAATTATGTCGTATGTCTTAAACTCTCCATACATCAAACCTTCCAGCGGCTTCGGGTTCTGCATATATTGCGTTTCAAAGACAAATGAGTTCGATCTCTCGATTTTGTGCAGTTCCTCCAGCGTATGCTTAAATTCCCAGAGAGGCTGTTCCTGTCCGTTTTCGTCATGCCAGATGCAGGGCAACGAAAGTACCGTCCATTCCTCCGGCTCGATCTCCTGAAGATAGCCGCATAGATCGTGCTCATGGAGCCGTTGCATAATGATTATGATAGGCGTATTGCGCGAGTTCACGCGGTTGCGGATAGTCGATTCAAAGCGATTGTTCACCCGCTCGCGGATCGTTTCGGATAGTGCATCTTCCGGTTTGATCGGGTCGTCGATAACAATAGCTCCCGCAAAATCGCTTTCCCACGCAGGAATAAAATCACCCATTTCGCGCCGCTCCCTATACGGATCATTTACTTGACCTGCACCAAATCCTGTAACCTGTCCTGCTGCACTTACTGCATACAGTCCGCCTCCGACGGATGTATACCACTTTTTAGCATTCTTGCTTTCGACGACTACTTCAGGGAAAAGCCGCTGGTAGTAGTCTGATTGTACCGTTTCATTGATCTCTTTCGAGTTGTCGAGAACAAGATCATCGGAGTATGATAGGTGTATGAACTTACTGCGGGGGTTTAACGCCAGCCCGTAGGCGATGAAGTTCTTAGAGACAAGTTCGGTCTTGCCATATCGTGGCGCAATATTGATAATAAGACGCTTTATTTCGCCACGGACGACTTTGTCAAGAGCTTCGCATATTTTGCGATGATGATCGCCGACAATAAACCGCATCCCCGTCTTATGCTTGAACATGTAACGGGTGAAATTCAGCATACCGGAAAGACAGAAGGTACGCTCTATGTCTATGTCGCGAATCGGAGTAGTGCGTTAATACTCTTCGTTAAGTTTTAACCCATATTGTCTTGCCTCTTCGGGAGAGAGAGTGCGAGGTGGAATAAGTTCGGCACCATCTGCTCCTGTAACCTCTTGACGTTCTACATATCCCCGTTTTTTTCCGCGTGTTTTGAGAGTGAAAATGATCGCTGTTTCGGAGGGACGTTCGATCCAACCGGCAAATCTCTTTTCGCCGTTCTCGTCCTTTTCGATGGCTGGAACGCCGGCAACCAGTTTGCGGAGGTTGCTTTCGGCAAGATCGAGGAAACGTTCGCGGGAATCTTCGAGGGCCTGCTTGAACTCGGGATCATCATTGCACCAAGCATAGACAGTAACTCTATCCACTCCGATGTGGGCGGCAATATCGGATAAAATGCCGCCGCAAGAATTTGCAATCTTGCGGAATGTCGCAATATTAGGCTTTTTACTCGGAGCACCCATTTTTTATAGTGTAAGGTTTGTGAGGTTATTCCACCCGTTCAACCATATCGGCGAACGTCTCCCCAGGGATGATTTTATCATCCGGGCCGAACCCAAATCGAAGCATGAACGACGATTTTGCCCGATATGACTTGAAATTGATCATTACATAGGATTCGATGTCTTCGGCCTTCTGCTCTGCCTGTTGCCTAATTTGTTCTTTCATCTCTTTAACGGCCGCTTTTCTTTCTTCGAACGGCCGCTGCACTTCCTCGAAATCATCCAGCGTATCGGCCAGCCCTGAGTTCACTTCGTCTTGCATGACGGATATACCATATATGTTCATGTCTGCTTCGGAAAGGCCTGCAGCTTGATAATCTATTTCCGGCACGAGCACTTTCATCTTCTCCATGTCAAACTCACCCATTGCGGAGGGCGAGTTCATGAAAATATTCTGTTCGCGCTCGGTCTTGTCGTCCAACTCTACCGCCTCTACTTTGATCTCATAATTCGTTTCGGGCGTACCATCGTAATTGTTGATGATGTCGAGCGTCTGCACGCGCTTGTGTCCCGACACAAGATAGGATGAACGTCGATTCCATACGATACCTCCCAGATAGCCGACAGTCTTGAAGTTCTTTTTGAGTTTCTTGATGACTTCTGGATCCTCTTTGCGTGGGTTGTAAGGAGCGAATTTGATTTGCGATCGCTTGATTACGACCGTTTCACTCTGATTGTATTTGGGCTGCTGCTTTTTCTGCGTCATAACGGAGTAAGATATTGCGTGACAGAGGAAATACTTTGTAAATCTTTTCGAGGTCTTGCGGATAGTGTTGGCGCAGGTAATCGAATACCTCCGGCAAAAACGTCAGACCTTGCGATTTGTTCTTGTTGTAGGATATGGGCTCAGGCAGTTTCTTTGCCTTGATGTAGGCCATGACGTCCGATTTCTTCCACTTGGATAGAGGATAGATCTTGTTCGTATTGCTTATGGCTTCATTTTCATATCCGCGCAACATAAGACAGCGATTCATTCCGTCCGACTGTTTCATACCGTAGAAAGAGTAAGATATTCCCGTTTCCATCCGAACGGATTCATCAAGGTCTTTCAACGATAACAGCTTTACATTGGGATTAGGAATGCAGTATAGCCCGCAACGGAGAACGCGCGTCAATGTCCAATGGGGGATTTGCAGAATGGTAACGTTGGAATAACGGGCTTTGATGGCTCGCAGGTAGTTGTCGATGT